CCGATAAAGGTTTCCAGCAACTTACCGCCATCCGGTCCGCGCACCGACAACGGCGCAGACGTTACCGCCGCGACTACTTGCGCCGACGACGGGACAACAGTCTCAAAGTTTTGTAAAACTGTGTTAATACTGCGGGCCTCGAATCCCGCCTCGTAGACCGCAATTTCCTCTAAACTGGTTTTGAGCGTTGCCTGATAGCGGCCCAGAATATCCGCTAGCTGGCCGTCAACCTCAGAAAGCAACCTTTCCACCCTGACCCGGCTAAAGTCCGTCAGATCGTTTACGGCGAGCTTGGCGCGCAATGCCTTGTCGATCTCTTTGAGGAAGTCGGCGAATTGCTTAACTTCGCCGGTTTTCAGGCGCTCAATATAAACCTGGTGCCGAGTCGCTTGCTCGACAAGGCGCTCGACGGTTATCGCGGCCATTACTCAAGCCCCAATCCTGCGCCCTGCGTTTCCAGTTCCTCGCGGAGCTGCTCGTCGGTCTTCTCGGGATCGACCAGGCCATACTTTCGCTGGAAAGCGAAGAAATCGGCTTCTGTCCACTTGCCGGACTGCCACAATGCCACAACGCCCGCGAGCAACTGTGCATCGAGCCTATGCTCTGAGAATTCCTGAGTGATCGAATACTCGATAGTGCCAGCAGGCGTGCCCATAAACCGCGCCATCCAGTTGATCGCCCTAACGTAAGCCTCGGAGACGTTCGCGACGGCCAGCGACAAGACGCTATGCTCGACCTCGATATCGTTCATATCCTCAGTAGCGGTCTTGGCAGCGCTGCCCGGCATGATTAGCCGCGCGCCCATTGCGATCATCTGCTTTTCTTTCGCGTCCATCGCTTCACGCGAAAGCGTATTCGGTTCAACCTGGCTAAACTTAAAATCTGAGCCTTCGGGCAATAGCAGGACCGAGCGCGCGCCGACGTGAACGCCGTTAGTGTCGAGCCAGTCCCGCCACTCTTCGGATAGTCCGGAGATTGACGCTTGAGCCTGGCCTGTCCAATAGACCGAGTCCTCGTAATCTGCGGAGTTGCGATAATGTCCGAGATTGATTTCCGAAATGTCGTACATTGGCGACGGGTCAATCGTCGCGTCGTTGTTGTTCGCGCCGACAAAGGTAAATGGTATTTCTTCCCAAGCCTGACCGCTGCCGTCGAGAATAGTCAGCTCGTCGGCGAGAGGCGTCCAAACGCCGTCCTTGTTTTTCCGGTAAACCTGCACTGTGTAGCCTTTGCCGGGCTGCAACCGCAATACGCGATACTGCGCCACCTACTCCTGGCCGAAGCCGTCGGCCGTGTCCTGGCTTGCCGTCTCGCTAATCACTACCAGTGACAGCTTGTAGGTCGCACCGATGCGCGAGAGCCGCCAGTTAATAACCTGCGAGGCGTCAATGGATATAATCGTTGCGCGAATTCTGCCGCTCGCCATATCGGCTCGAGAGGCAGCGCCGCCCGTCTCCGGATAGTCGACCAGCAAGGCATGACGCCCGCGCTTTAATACCGCCCGCGTAACACTCTGCGATTGCTGATAAATACTCACGCCCGCGCCGTCAACATCATCTGACACATAACTCAGCGACGCCGGGACAATCAGTTCGGGATCTTTTCTGAATGCTGCGCCCACAAGCCCCTGAAGCGTGCGGCCGACAACATTGTAAAAAATCGCCCTGAACAGGTAGCCAAGATAGCGCTTTGCGTTTTCCGTGCTCTCGTCTTCCGGGCATGGCTTCGGCAGATACAGCGACTTTTTGCTTTTTACGGCTTTCTGGCCTGCGACAACGTCGTCGACCAGCGACCAGGCACCGAGCGCTTCGGCGTAATCTGCGCGCTGGAATGTTACGTCGTAAACTTTCATATCAGGCCGTCATTCTCATTTTAGTGGTTCGCGCTGGTTTCACGAGCGGGCAGTCGTAGTGGATAAAATAACCGCCCGCGTCTGGGTGATGATCTAACCCCTGCGTTTTGTCCGGATCGCCGTTTTTGTTGTACGCCTGCTGCTCAAGACATCGCGTATAAACCGGGCAACGATCAATATTGACCAGATAACCATTTTTAAACGCTCCATTCATTGCGTTGATTCGGTCCTTGACTGGCGGATTCTTGCTCGGAGCAAATACCGAAAAGCCCGCATCCCTCAATACTTTTAAATCTGTTTCTGCGGCATTGTTTGAATGCCTGGAGCCGCCCGAGCTGTCCGGATAAACCTGTATCGAGTGGCCTTTCTCTTTAAAACGCTCCCTGAGTATTTTCGACATATCCGGCGTATCGAGCGCGCCAGCAACCTCGGCAACCGCGATCGGCTTGCCTTCGCGCTTGACGTGGATCACCGCCGCCATGTTGCCGACGTTGAAATCCATCCCCACAAAAAGCGGTTCGCCCTTTTCCTCGACAATATCCGTCCCGTTGATCGCTCGGGAGAATTGCCGGTAAACCTGGCCGCTCGTCAAGTTGACGAACTTCCCCTCGATATACGCATCGAGCAAATGGTCCGGATAAATCGCCCGCAGACTGTCGATATAGTCGGCCGGCAGGTTTGCGGCATTGCTGGACGTCGGAGCTTGTATCAACTCATAACCGGGCAGCTTCTTAGCCTCCCAGGTTTCATAAACGTATCGAAAGCCTTCCGGAGTCGTCGCCACGCCCGCCGTGTTGATTGATCGCGGGTCGCTTGCCGGTATTACCTCGCCCGACTTGTAGCGCTTAGACTGCCTGTTACGCGACAGCACGCGCCGCCATACCTCGGCAGCGTCGTCGCGCTTGAGCGTGTCCAGCTCGTCAACGTCGCTATCTGCAACCTCATAACCGATAATCCGCGTCGGCGTGTCCATCGAGCGAAAAATAATTTTGCCGTGACCACTAATAAACAAAACATTGTGCGGCGACTTGACCAGACGGTACGGAATACCAAGCCCGCTTAATATTTCTTCAAACCGCGGCCAAGCGATCATCCTTATCAAGTCATAGGTCGGCTCATAAAACGCCCGGTCATTGTGCGGATAAGCCAGTTTTCCGAGTATCGAGCGAACGATTAGCGCCTCGGTCTTGCCAGCACCAAAGCCCGCAACGATAGCCGGGTATTTTGCCGCCGTGAAAATGAATTTGTCCTGCGGCCGGGTCGGGTTAATCTCCATCTGAATCGGGAGCCGGTCGATTAATCGTAATATTGATCTGCGTCGGCGCTTTATCGCGATCCTCGCCGAACGCTCCGACCGATACATGCCGACCGATCAGCTCCAGCCGCTTAACGCGGTCAGATAATTTAATCTTTGTAACGACGCCGTCCGGTATCTTGTTGCCGTCCTGGTAGGCGAATTGCTGCTCCACCTCAACGCCGGAGACTAGCCCGGTCCGCCAAATTTTGGGCCATAGCCTGACCGGCTTTAGCGCGCCCGTATTCTCGTCGTACAGGTCGTTGATGTCAGCGTCAGCCTCGTCAGCCAGCCGCAGCAATAGCCAGTCTGCATTGACTTTTGTACGCTCCAAACCGCCGCGCTTTAGCTCAGCAATCCGCGCGACGACGTGCGGTTTTTGCAGGCTCTTGTACGCCGATGTTTTAGCGCTGGCGGGCGCATAACCCGCGCGCAATGCTGCGGCGACAGCGTCCAGGTCGACGACGTATTCGACGCAAAAAGCCTCTTGCTTCGCCGACAGTTTAAGCATTGCCGGCATCTTTAATCCACAATCTCGCAGAACATTGTAGATTCCTCCCCACCATGCCATTCACCTGAAAACCCATGCATAACCTCGTGTGTGATGCAATACGGATAAATGTCTTTACGGATCTGAACATGACAAACGCCGTTACCAAGCCTGCCCAACCCAAGACCGAACATATTAAGCCTCGATCACGGCGATTTTATGGCCGGGAGAAATCCCTAGGTACTCGGGCGAGTCGGCGACAAGGCGATAAGTAGACGACGACGCGGTCGGGTCTTCTCCAATCGCTATATAACAATTAACGTCCGACTCAACGCGGATAAAATTCGCCAGCGGGCCAAAGGCCGTTGACTGCACGCTCGATACGCCGACGGCGATTTTCTGCTCGGCGAGAGGCGGCATTTGTGCTACTTAAATAATGCCGCCACCCGTTGACGGGTTAGCGATTTGCTTAAATTCGGAAACGCCCAGAATAGCCATGACTTAAACCTTGTTTATTTCTGAGGCAACGGCATCATTGATTTTTGTATCAATAAGCCCGAGTTTTGAAACCGCGTCGATCGCCGCGTCAGCCATGCCCGCAATCTTCGCAGCAACGGCCACGGCCTCTTTAACCGCCGCGAACTTCTCGGAGCCTTCGCCCGATCCCGGTCGGCGCTGCTCTGCGTCAATAACGAATTCTTTGATATTAAGAACAAGCCAGATCACAAACTTTGCAACTTGAAACGCCAGTGCCCAATTCATTTTGATGCCCCGCAATGGAAATTAATTTGAATCCCGCCAACGCCAGCAATGACCGGCGTAACGTGATCGTCTATCGTTGGATTATTGGTGATCAGACTTGCGCTTAACCGGCACGCCGACTGTTGCGCTAGTGGTGATTGTGAGCACGCCGTTAACCAGAGCAATGACGCCGATAGCAACAGCGTCGACAGTCTCCGAGCCGATTTGATCATCCAGACCCCCGAGCTTTAGCCCGGCCCAGATAAGCGACGAGATAACGGTCGCGCTGATCTGCCGCGCTTTCCACTTTGCTGGATCTGCAACAACTGACCCGAGCTGAAATAGAGCAAATACGGCCTTTAGTTTTTTGATCATGCAACGCGCTCCCAGGCCTGTTTGTAGAAAGCGGTCCACGTCGAGATGTGAGGCTTACCCGGTCGCCATGCCGACAAATACTGATCCCATGCCAGCTCTGCATCGTCGCGCCCTGGCAGCCTGTCCGGCACTGTAAAAAGCAATAGCCGGGCGAGGACCGCCGCCATCGCGTCATTGAGCGCGATAGATGAATAAATACCGTCAACATCTAGCGGCAAGCTGAGCCTTTGCGCTGCGGTTCTAGCCAAATGACCCACACCGCTATGATTTAGCACGCCACGAACACCGCCGCCGCGCTCAAACTGCCAAAAGCCGCGAGCGGGTCCGCCGATCTGCTCGCGATGCTCGAATCTGGACTCCTGCAAGCCAATTGCCAGCAACATGGCCTGCGCTTGTGGGCTTGTCATTGCTGGCGGAAGCAAAAAAAGGCCCGGCCCTATGGCGAGCCTCAAAACGCAATCGAGTTTCACTTATCAGCCTTCGCGTCTATTTTGTTGGCAAGGTTTTTGATATCCTCGCGCTGCTCTTTCTGCATCTGGTCGAGCTTTGCGAACAACCTAAGCCCCAGACTCTCAAGCTCGTGGCGTTTGACGTGATCTGTAGCGACCTCGACTTTATGGCTCTGAATGTCGTTCGAAAGTCGCTCGATTTGAGAGTGCAAATTTTTTATTGACTCTCTCAGAATGTTAACCAGCAAGCCCGCAACGGCCGCAGCTACGACTATAACTACGTTAAAAACCATTTGACTTGTCAGCTCAAACATTAAAAAACCTCATAAAAAAACCCGCTATCGCTAGCGGGCTAAAAACGCCGAAGGAAAACCGGCTTTTCACTCTGCAAAAAGTAAACTCAAGGTCCGACGACTAAAAAAGCCATCGTGACACAAAATATACACCTGCTGTTTGAGAAATGCAAGCATGCTTTAGGTTTTGGATTGAGCCGCCATTTCCTCCAGCTCGTCGAATACTTTGTTAATAGCCCTCGGCTTGTCTGGATTATCGCTATCGCCGAGACGTATCATTAAGCTGAAGGCTGCGTTAGCGCCAGCGATAAAGTCGGCTTTTCGCGCCGATGGCTCTCGGGCCTTATGCCATTCCCAAATTGACGCGATCGAATCAGGGTCGAGCCTTTCGTCGGCCTGGCGCAAGCGCCTCATAGCCAAAGGGTTACCCTTCTCTCGGCACTCGATCATTTGAGAAGTCAGGCAGATGTGGTCGCAGTTGATCCTGTAGCTTTTTGATCTGCTTTGCCTGTTCATCCACCAGCTGATCTAACGTATCAACATCGTAAAACTTGCAGAGCAGCCGGTGATCATCGGTCGAAGGGTAACAACCCGGTGAGCGAGACGACTCAGCCCGAATATGCTTGATGACGTCTTTCACCTGCTTGCCCACCTCGTAATTGCCGCCACTTCGCCTATCCATGCCGGAACCATTTTGTGGGCTGCACAGCCTGACCGCTGCTTCGGTTAGAATATTAAGTACATCGCCTTTATCCATCGCTCGTTACCTCCAGGTTATATTTCAACCCGCATCACCGCCAACTACGGCAACAATTCCTTTTGTAACTGTATCCACCTGTTCTATTTCGTAACCATCCCAAACCTCGTCATTATTTAATACAATATTTCTTATATCATCTTCGTTTTCAGCATTCACTACATGCACAACTTCTCCATAATTTGTTGCGCTTTTTACTAAATATGTGTTCATCTTACCCCCCCC